GCTAGATTCCTATTTTCCATCCGCAGGCGGTGGTAGATTGCGCGGCCAATTCGTGGGCAGAATCTTGGACGGACCATTCGATCGAACCCGATGTAAGACTCTTGAGATCCCAATTGCTCTTGACTTCGAGACACTTAAGTATCGCATCTTGCAGCAATCAGGTCACTACTCTGCCGTTTTTAATTGCCAGACGATTGTCATGCGCGCGATCATGGACGGTGGCCTTGCTGTACTTCCCCTCATTGGTGCGCAAATGGGCATCTTTCCAATCACACAGTCAGCCGTTTGGATTCACGACGCATTACCAGAAAAGTATGCCAATAAATGGAAGAAGATGCTTGGCATGGGCAGTGAACGAGAGATTCCCGTTAGGGAGAATGCACAGGAAGTGCCCCGTACTCAATCGGAGGGTGAGAGACCACCTGAACAAACACAATTCCTCGCTATGGAAAGATCCAAGCAGGGTCCTGAGATGTCAGGAGAGAATAACGATACCATTGAGTGTGAATGCCTGCCACTCGATGTAGACTTAGTCAATAATATATGTACCAAATGCAATACAGAACAACCCCTGCTAATGCAATCGAAAGATGCAACAGCACCAGTCGAAGGCAAGCAAGACAATATTGCTTCCCGGCTTTGGTCCAAGATAAGTCCAAAGTCAGTGACATCCATGAGTGAGATAATATCCATTCCCGTTAGGGATCGAGTGAGAATTCTAGGCGGTGGTGAAGGCTCGCCAAAGAAGGCAGACAAAGAAATGGATCGGGCCATGGTTGAGGAAACAACAGTGTTCACTGCTGAATATGAGCTTGAGCCTGAAATGTCTGTCCAACAAATCATGCTCGCTTGTGCACAGTACGGCAATGAACTCCAAGATCTCGGTCTGATGTCAGAGAATGAGGCTATTCATTTCGCCATCGAACGGATGTACGACGTGATGCAATCCCCCGAGTTCAGACGGACAGCACAGGCCAAAGAAGCCGAGGTGCCCGAGAAGATCGCCATCACTGAGAAATCGTGGTTGAATCAACTCATTGAGAAAGTATTCGATCTGATGATTGAAACCTCCAAGAAAGTGGGCAGGGTGCCCGCTCTCAAGTGGCTGGTCGATCTCGCCTTATGGCTTAAGCGTTCCACAGAGAAGATGATCGGTATGCTACGGCCAGTCTATAATCTGCTTTGCGTGATTGGTGATGCATTGCGTGATTTCTCATACTCCCTCTGGGATGCATTCAAGATCATTGTCTACCAGATCCTGGATCATTTCTGGGGTGGTGAAACCGCGAAGCGTCTAAAGTCAGCCTGGGCATTGGGTGGCATTGCGAAAAACCCCCATGCGAACGCTCTCCGCAGACTCGAAGAATCCATCGCACATCATACCTTCCGGCATAGTACTACAATTACTGAGGATATGGATGCGCACGTTGACTCCTTGAAGAGAAATTTCCGCGGGCCAAAAGCTGAGAAGGACAATATCGGTGATGAGCAATATCGTGACCACAGAGCCATCAGACCAATGATGTCGGCGCAGGAAGCCAAGGCAACGTTCGGGTCCCATTACCGTGATCATGCGTTCATCGATGAGATGCTCACTGAACGAGTTGCCGAGTATGAAGCTATGGGTGTTAGCCAGGGCGTCGATGGTCTCTACATTGCTGAGGACCAACCAGAAGTGAGAGGCCGTAGTGGTGATGGCTCGAGCTATGTTGGATCTGATCGTGTCCTACGTAGTGCGGAAAGGTACGCATATTACGGCATGTCACCAGAATGGGAGCAGGAATACGCGACTATCCCTCCGCCTCTGACAACGGAGCAATATGAACTCATTGATGAGGTCACTAGCGCCATGGTTGAAGCGATGCCAGAGATGTTCTGTAATATCCGGGCTACACCAATTGAGACAGTCATGAAGTATATCGTCCCAAAGTATAGCCCTGGCATGCCGTTCATCGGGCATTACAAGAAGCGTGAGACAATGTTCAATGCTGGCTGGAAAGGTGCCTTGATTCGCACAGCAATGCAGGAACTCCGATCAGGCAAGTATGGCCCCGAGTTCTATCACGTTTTCCCGAAGTCCCAAGTGGTTGACGCGCATAAGCTGTTCAATGATACTGAAGGAAGGCCTAAGAACATTCGCACGGTTGTCGCTCAGAACATCTTGTCGAATATCAAAGTCTACATAGCCTCCCTCGATGCAACTAAGCGCGATCATTGGGAGACAACCCTTGTTGGCTCGCACATGCCTCTGACTCAGAGTATGGCACACATCTTTCGTCAGGTTCAGCATTACAAGTGGATCGGAGAGGGTGATGCTACCGAAGCAGACTCAAGATACCAGGCGTTCCAGTTCGAAGTCCTCTGTAGATTGGCTGAGAAGGGGTGTGTTAACGAGAATCTCGCCTCCGTGCTCAAATCCCACTACCAGGCAATGCAGGATTCATATCTTTGCTTGATTACACTTCCAAGGGGTCAGCGTGTCGTGCATGGCTCACCACTTGTTAAAATGAGCGACGGTACGGTGAAGAGGTTCATTGATTTCAACTCACAGCGGCTGGTCATCCTCATACCCCCAGGCCACGGCAAGACAGAACTTGCGAGAGACGGGAGGTTCATTGATCATGATGACCTCATCGATCCTAAGGTTCTGAACGCATTGCAAGGGGAGGACAGGAATAAGTATCTCAGGAAATGTGCTCGTATGGCAGATCCCAGTAAGATCCTATTATCCTGGACAAAGGATACCGTGCCTAGGGGATCCTCAATTCTGGGTGCATTGATCAATGAGGGCGCCGCGGATAAGTACAGCAACGGCCAGAACATCACCCAGCAATGTATCAAGGACATCAAGGCAAGTGGCGTACCACTTCTACGGTCTGATAATTGGTCTCACCATACCCATAATGCTATACAAATGTCGATGACATCGAAGGACAAGTTCATCCCCAACTCCATTCCCGTTAGGGACAGGAAGTATGCCAACTTCCAAATCAAAGTAAGAGGTGGTGGTACGGGTGAAGCCAATACCACAGACACGAACACGAAGGCGGTCAAAGCCACGGTCTGTGCAGCTTTTGTCACCTACATGCGCCGTCACGTCAATCCTAAGTTCACGGCGCGTGATTTCTTCAAGAAGGAGGTCCAGACATTCGGCAACACGGGTGATGACAACCTATGGGGCATCAACATTGACGAGCTTGATCTGCCCACCCTGACCGACATCTTTGCTGAATTCAATATGGAGATGCATGTGGAAAGCAAGAATGACGTGACTGAGCTGACCTACCTAGGGAAGCGCGTGAAATATGCGGATATGAGTGACATGAAACTCCTACAAACAATCGGTAATGCCATCGGCGCCGATGCACAGAGGTGGAAAAATGCCGTTATCAATAACAAAACCAAGCCGAAAGATTTCCTGGAGCGAATGAAGGTCCGCTTCAGCCAGGTCGAATATGATAAGAATGACAATCCAACCGGCCGCATCATTGACCCTGTGTCGAAAGAGCCTATGAAGGAAG